CGACTCCTCGGCAGTGAGCTTGCGCTCCTCCGTGTCGGCCTTGTCCTGGATCGCGCGGGCATCCTTGACCAGCTTACCCCGCTCGTCCCTCATCTTTTTCAGGTCTGGCATTTTCGTACTCCTTTACCTTTTGACCTTAGAACTCGAGTGCGGCCAGTTTCAGCCTGCGCCTCCGTGATTCTATTCTCCAGGACCCGTCTTCCCGGGCCTCTGAATCCTTGAGCTGCGCCTCGATCCAGTCGTTGATGGACCGGGCGCTCGTCGTCGTGTCCTTGTAGGCCGGGATGGTCACCGGGCCCACGTCGTAAAGCTTGACCTTCAGCAGGGTCCGGATCACGGTCTCGCCGTCGTCCAGGTACTCCCACTGGTCCTTCTGCGTGGTGAAGCTGAAGGAGCTGCCCTTGATGTCCCCGCGGGAGATGCTCTCGTGCAGATCCCGGGCAGCCTGGGTCTCCGGGAGGTCGATGACGTACTTCAGGCCCTTGCCGTCCTCCTCCAGGTTCATGGTGCTCGCGCTGGTGCGCCCCAGGACGATGTTGCGGTCATGGTTGAACAGACCCACGATATCATCCTGCTGGATGCTTTCCTCGAAGCAGCCCGGGGCCACCCGCTCGATGAACCACAGGCCATCGCTGTCCTTGTTGAACACGGCGGCATAGCCCTCGATGACCTTGGCCTCCCCGTCGCCGTCCTGGCGGACCTCCAGCCCCGGGACGATGCGCAGCTCGCGCTGATCCTCCGGCAGCTGGGATCTGAATTTCTGCTTGATGGCCTCGAGACGTTCCTCTTTGCTCAGGGCCATGAATTGTTTCTCAGGCATTGGGCTCCTCCTGAAAGATCTCCATCACTTGTTCGCGGGGCAGCTGCTCGAACATGGATCGCATCGCCAGCAGTCGCGTGGCCTTGGCCTCCTTCGGACTGAGCTCCCGCATCTGCTCGGCCGGCACCATGTTCATGGGCTGCAGGTAGATGTCCCCGTTTTCGATGGGATTTAAGTTTTCGAATTTGCGGATCTCGTTGACCGACAGCCAGCCCCACTGGCGAGCCACCGCGTAGGCGGCATACCGGGAGCGGATATCCCCGCGAAGCAGGGCATCCACCTTGAACTCAGCGAAGAAACGCAGGCTGTCGGTTTCGCTGAGCAGATCCCTGGTGATGGCCTGCTCCCATTTCACCAGCCAGGGTGTCAGGTTGTAGATCACGAACTCCAGGGACTGCTGCTCGATGTTGGAGAAGGTCGCCCTCTCCAGATCCCCGATCATATGGGGAGGTACGCGAAATATGCGGGCGATGTCCGAGACCTGGAACTTGCGGGTCTCCAGGAACTGGGCATTTTCTGGGGTCACCGACATCTGCTCGACCTTCATGCCCTCTTCCAGGACTGCCGTGCGGTGGGCATTGCCCACCCCCTGGAACTGCTTGTTCCAGGATTCCTTCAGGTTCTGCCGCCCATCGTCGGTGAGCTGGCCGGGATGCATCAGCATGACCGCCGGGCGGGCATCGTTCTTGTAGAAGCGGCCGCCGTATTTCTCGGCGCCCATGGTGAGGCCGATGGTGCGACGGTGGTAGGCGATGGGATCCAGCCCCATCAGGCCGTCCATGCTGAAGAACATGACGTGCAACATCTCGCTGGCCAGGATGATCCTGGTCCCGCCGTCAGGCTGGTAATACTCGTATGCCCGCTGCCCATCTTTGGTCCAGAATGGCCTGATCCGGTCCGGATGACGGGGGATGACCTGGGACACGGATGCGCCGCCACTCGAGATGATCTCACCGTAGGCATTCCCGCGCAGCAGGATGTGCCCCATCATCATCTCCTTGAACTCGTAGGGCGTCTGGGAATTGTTGGGCTTGCGATGGATGATGTCCCAGAGCGGGTGGCCGTCGGCCAGCTCCTTGCCTACCGTGGTGCGCTCGTACAGCATGAGCGGCATCGATGCGATCACTTCGGCCAGGAGACGCACCGCGGCGGATACCGCGGCTACCTGCATGGAGCTCTCGGCGGTAATGCTCAGGCCGGTATCATCATCCTCGAGACCCCACCAGGAAGCGATGAGCGGATCCCGCAGCTGCTTGGATCCCCACTTCTTCGCGCGGCTGGCCAGGCTCACCACCGGGTCGGTTACGCGGGTGACCGCGCGTGCGACACTCTGCCGGGCGAACTGCCCCAGGGTCAGTGGTCTACGGTGCATCATAAGAATGTGATCCCCCGTTCCTCGTAGACGCTCGGGCCACCCTCCAGGCTGTCCTTTGAGATGGCCCGACCCAGGGCCATGATGGTGGACACCACGCCGTCGATCTTCTCCGATGAGCGGCTCTTGTCCGGTTTGATATTGCCGGCGGCATCTTCCTTCAGGGCGACATTGGAGATCATCCAGTCCATCACCGGATTGCCGTCGTGGATGAGCTCCTTGCCCAGGATGATCTTCTCGAATTCCTTGGAAGGCCCTGACATACTCGCAAAGCCCTGCCCGAAGGGGACCACATCCAACCCCTCCTCCTGGAGCTGGGTCATGAGATAGGTGCTGTTCCAACGGTCCAGGGCCAGCTCCCTGATGGGGAACAGCAGGCCCAGGGACTCGATGTCCTTGCGGATGAAGTCCTGGTCCACGACGTTGCCGGGTGTGGCGATGATCCAGCCCTGCTGGACCCATTCCAGGTAGTTGCCGCTGGACTCCTCGTCCCGCTGGACCAGGTTGTCCTTGGGCATGTAGAATCTCGGGATCAGCTTCCAGTGATCATCGTCGTGCTCTGGCGCCCACAACAGCGCCAGGGCGGTGAGATCCCTGGTGCTGGATAGATCCAGTCCGGTCCAGACCGGTGTCTCGGTCATGTCCTCGAGGCGCAGCTGCGTGGCCAGGGAGCGCCACTCGTCCAGGTCCAGCCAGCGTTCGGACTGCTCAGTCCAGATATTGAGATGCAGGCGCTTGAATGCGTTCTGGCGGCCAGGCACGCGCTTGGCACGCTCGGCCTCCTTTTCCATGTAAGCGTACTGCACCGTGATCCCGAGACCGGGATTGGCCTTGGCCCAGACTTCCGGATTCGTCCAGTCGTCCTCCGGATCCGCGGCGTAGATGACGGGATAGAATTCCTCGTCCACGATGGAACCCTCCAGGACCTTGCGGGCGTACTGGTGATACTCCCAGCAGATGCTGGTGCGGTCCCAGCCGGCGGTGGTGATGTAGATGGTAAGGGGCTGCTCCCGGAAGGCCACCGAGCCCACCAGGGTGTCATGCAGATCCCGCTTTTTCTGTACGTGGAACTCGTCGAAGATGATTGCGCTGGCATTGATGCCGTGCTTGGTGCCGGCCTCGGCGTTCAGGACCTCGTAGCGTGAATTCGATTTCGGGACATAGATGGAGCTGGCAAAGCATTCGCAACGGCCATTCAGCTGGGGTGAGCGTTCGATCATGTCACGGGCCACCCGGAAGACGATCCCCGCCTGGGCCCGGTCTCCGGCTGCGGAGAATACCTCGGCGCCCATCTCCCCGTCCGCGAAGGTCATGTATGCGGCCAGGCCGGAGGCGAAGGCGGATTTTCCGTTCTTCTTCGGGATCTCCAGGTAGGCCACCCGGTACTTCCTGGTATTGTTGGACTTGCGCTTCCAGCCGTACACGTTCTTGATGAACTCCCGCTCCCAGGGTTCCAGGATGAAGGGTTTGCCGGCGAAGCGACCCTTGGTGTGGACCAGCAGCTGCTCGAAGAAGATGATCACCTTCTGGGCGGCCTTGTCGTCGTAGTAGTACTGCTCAGCCATCAGGCGTCCCCACTCTGGCCGGTGGCATAGCCCCGGTCCATCTCACCCAGAACCTCGTCCAGGATGGATTCGGTCTGCTTCTGCGAGGGCCCCTCCGTCGGGATCGGCTTGGCGGTCTTGGGCTGGTCGATGAGGTCGGTCATCACGTGCAGCTTCGTGCGGGCGGCCGGCGTGAGACCGTACTCGGCGTAGAATTCCTTCATCTGCTGAAGGCACTTGTTGGCTACGTTGAGCCATGGATTCTGCTGCAGGTAACCCATGGAGTTGATGACGATGAGCTCCCCGTGCCGACGGACCTTCAATTCCGCCTTTCGCCAGCGATCATAGACCACGCAATAGGCGGCGATGGAGGCCATGTCCAGCTTGGATAGCAGGCCCAGCTTCAAAAGCAATGGTGTGATCCGGCGCCACTCACGCTTGGCCATACCACTCAGATGGTTCGGACAGGGTGGCGCTTCGATGGGCGGCTTCGGTTCGGCCGGGTTCAGCGCCTTCCGGCCGGGATTCCCCTGCGCCTTTCGGAGGGCAGTAGGCTTCGGTTTGGGTCCCCTAGCTCCCACGGGGGCCCCCCTCCCCAAAACCCTCGCATAAAAAATCGT